CAGTTATAGGTATACTAGCAGTTACAGATTGTACTGCTCCTGTTGCTGAAACACCGCTAGGTGAAACAACACCAAAAGTATTCCAACCACCAGATCCCCATGTGCCTCTACCCCAACCATTTAAGTTTGGATTAGACACAAGTTACCTCAGGAAATACGTATTATCGCTGTGCTTTGGTTTGCTGTAGGAAACTGGATAGTAAAAGTTCCAGATGATGATGATTTGTTAGAACCAAAATCTAAAACAGCAACAGCTTTATTACTTTGTGAAGAGTTATAAATTAATGCGCCTCTTGCTGTGATAGTAGCAGTTGTAAAACTTAGATCAGCAAAGTCTGTAAAACCTACAGTTCCTGAATTAAGTGGTGTTACATTTGTTAAAGTTCCGCCACCTGTAGAATATGATCCACTTGTTGCTACCTCACCTGTTGTTACAAAGACTGTAGTTGTTGCACCAAGAGTTGCAGTAGTGCTTGATTTGCCTCCACTACTTATCGCATACAAAGCTAATTTAAAAGTGTTTCCGCTTGAGTTGGTAAAATTGTGTGTTGCAGTCATAAGTTCTTTTTTAAAACTTGTACACATTGCTTGAGTTATTGCCATTATAATCTCCTAATTATTTCTGATAACTCATTGTTACCAGTTTGTAAAACTTTGTTGACAATAGTAGCACGCTCTTCTTTTTTTGCCAACTGTATATATTGAAAAATAACACTTGTGATTACCGCTTTAAATTGCTTTGCTTGTTCTTTGATTGCTGGGGGTGCATTATCTGAAACATATACAATTTTATTAACGCACATTTCAGTAAGCTGTTCTGCAGTCAATCCACCGTTGTCAGATGTAACAACACCTACTTTACCCACTTCCATTTGTATGTCTGGGTTTAGCATCCTTTTTCTCCTTTTGAAATGTTAGCCCCTCTATATCACCTCTACCCCACAACGCTGGTTGAGGTGTTCTAGGATCTAGTGGTTCAGGTGGGCTTAATTTTGATTGTTTCGAAATCATTAAATTACCCTCATGTACTTTTGTCACCAAAGGGTCTTTCAATCTGTGGTATCCATACAACTTTTCATTGTCTGGTATATTAGTATCTAACAAAGCAGAACTGTGTGCTATTTCAACTTTTATACCTTTTGCTATAGCAGTCGCTAGCCAAAACTCACAACAAGCTCTACCAGCCTCTGCAAAGTGTGGTGCGCTTTTATAACTAAAATCAAAACCAAAAATATGTATAGATTTAACTTTTTCAGCTACAGCCATAGCTATTGCATACGCAGAAGTATTATTTAAATATGCAAGTCCTGTTTCTTTTATTACAAACTCTAAAGGATACTCTACAACTCCAGGGCATCTTTTATCTTTTGTACAAGAGTAAATTGGTCCGGGATGTTGTTTTAATGTCTTTTTCATCAAAAGTGTTTGACTTCCAGCTTTTATGTCATCAAGAAACCTACTCGGTGGATCCATCATAAACATTCTATCGTGCATGATTATTCCACCCATACCATTGATAGTCCAAACCTCATCGTATTCATCACTACGTATTCTAGAAAGCATATAGTCAGAAAAACTTAATCCTAAACCCACCATAGCAATTTTAGCACCAGCTAATTTTTTCGTCATGTTTTTTGCACTCTTGACATACCCATTCTATAATTATCACTGTTTTCCATACCTTCAGCATAATTTTTCAATCTAACTAAAGATTCTTGATATCTTTCTGTATACGTTTTAAATAAGTCTGGCTCACCTTTCATAAAAATATATGCTTCACAAAGCGTGCCATATAAAAGCGCATCAGGTGCATTAGTGCCAAGCCAAGAAGTACCATCGCTAGTGGTAGTAATAGAAGTAGGCCGATAATAATAGTGCAACTCAGTAATAAAATCAGCACTAGGAGTTGGAGCCAAAATAAAGTTTTGGAAATCAAATGGTGCATAATATTTAGGTTCTCCTGTAGTAGAATTACCAGCTGGTGTATATGTCTGTAAAAAGTTGACGTCTTTTTGTAAAATAAAGTTTACATTTCCACTAGAGTCTGTAAAAGATAATGAAAAAGAAGCTAAATAATCAGTAGGCATACCTAAAAATTTATTACCTGAGGACATATTACCAGATACATTTTTACGAAAATAATCTAGATCAACAGATTTAAATATACGCTCTTCAGCATTTTTAATAAAAGTAGGAAGAGTATTTACAAAAGTAGTTTCACTATTTTGTGTGTAGTCTTGCACAGCTGTTTTAAGTGTTGTAAAAGTAAAACTCATGAAGTCACCACCGTTACTTCTCCTATTGCACCAACTGCATGATAAGATTTATTTTCTACACCATCACCTAAAAAAGTTTCACTTATTATAACAGGGTTAGGTTCTACTCTATCTCTTCTGGGTTGGTATAATGCTTGTGGTTCTAATGGTGGTTTTTTAGGTTCAAGTTGTGGGTGTTTAGCCTCATATTCAGATATGTGTACTATATGTCCATTCCATTCTTGTATTCTTTCTTTATATGGAAACTCCATACCAGATCTATCTGATATAAATTTTGCATACTTTCCTGGAGCATATTTTGTCATATCACACCAAATTATAATAAGTAGAACTAGGTGTTAAACTTAAACTGGTTCTATCTCTATCTTCTGCAGCAGCTCTTTCAAACTCTTCTTCATAAACAGCCTTCATCATTTTTGTAAGTGCTGGCGCTCTTTTCATAGATAAATAATAAGCTAATCCAGCGGTAAGACAAGGATAAAATCTAAAAGGCACATCTGCTGTGTTTGTCATTGTATCAACATCTTCTATCCTACGCATTCTATCAAACACTAATAGTAAGGCAGAAGAATTAGGTGTCGGCCACAATTTTATTTTAGGAGTAATTTGCCTATCCACATAATACTGACTAGGTGTAGAAGTGCTACGTTTGTTAGATATATTAATAAAAGTATCTCTACTAATTCTAGATATAGAGGTATCTGCCTGATTAGAAGTGCCTGAGTTTTGTCTGATTACAGCACTTAACACATCAATACTAGATTGTACATCTTCAAAACTAACAGCACTACTCAAAGTAGTGGTTGCGCTACTTGTACCACCAGTTAATGTTTCACCACTTGAAAACGTACCGCTGGGTATCGTAATTGCCATAGAAGTAGCAGAAGGTTTGCTTGTTATACTCGCAGTAGCAGAACTAGTCCCACCAGTGATTGTTTCACCAACGCTGAAACTACCAGAAGCAGCTACCGTCATAGTAAGTGTACCCAAAGGATATTCTGCAATACCACTCGCTAAAGTAATACTTTCTTGCGTCATAGTCCAACGGTTTAACCCTCTGTTAGCCCAATCAGCAAATAATATATTTAAAGACCTTCTTGCAGATTGTAGATCATAACCTGTTCTAACTTCTAAACCACAACGCTCAAAAGCCTCTTCAACGTATTCAGCTACATCTAATTCAAAGTCTCTTGAGCCTGAACTTGCCATTATGTTTTACTCACTTTCTTTTTTACTTTTTTAGTCTTCTTCGCTGCTCTAAAGTGGGCTTCAGTTGGAGCTCCCTTGTCGCCTTTTTTACGCATTTTTTCTCCGCGTTTTCTTTTGGCATGAATATTGGCATATAAGCCTCTTCTTGCCATCAGCTATAAGGACCTTTTATTACTTTACCACCAAGAAACATTTTCTTTGGCGCTCCGCCTTTAGCCATATTCTTTTTGGTCATACCACCACCCATCATCTTTTTAGGCACAGCACCACCTTTAGCCATATTCTTTTTAGTCATGCCGCCTCCCATCATTTTCTTTGGTACTACGCCACCTTTTTTATAATTTTTCTTTGACATTTTCATTCTTTTTCCCCTCCATCAGAGTATAGATTATTAAAAGTATATTTCCAGTCCATGTAACTATTATGGTCTTCAGCCGAGTGAGTCCATTGGCTAGGTTTAAAATCTGGCGGACCTTTTCCAGTTTCCCATAAAGCAGGAGAGGTTGCTCTTACCCTGTTGTTAGGAAGTGCTACAATGTTTCCTGTCCACTTCCCTGCATCTGTTAATTCTAACACATGACTCTGTTTATGTTGCGCAGGATCATCTGCGATTTCATTACCTGTATAATCTACAGTAAACATATATCTAGCATTATAAAACTTTCCATCGATTTTGCAAGTCCAAGGAGAAGAACTCACTCTATCCATTTTTATAATCTCATGTTCTCTAGATGAACAATCCCAAGGTTGTACCATATATGTTTGCATAGGTTCAGGCCATTTATCTAATGGCACATCTGCAACAAGAGCAGTTATAGGCATTCTTGCCCACATTGCCCCACCATGAATATTTGGGTTATCTGTATCGTCTGATTCACAACCAGTAAATACAACTTGAAAACTTAAACATCTATCTGGTATTGTGTTGACAGCTATTGCCATAGCGTGTAAAAAATCACCATGATATTT